ACCAACGACTTGACAGTTTCTGGTAACTTAGTTATCTCTGGTAACTCAACAACAATTAGTTCAAATCAACTTATTGTTAATGATCCATTGATTTACTTAGGTGTTGGTAACTACTCAAGTGATACATTAGACATTGGTTTCATCGGTCACTATAACAATGGTGCTAATGCTCACTCTGGTTTGATTCGTGATCCTAACTTGAAAGAATACATCTTCTTCCAAGGTTATACACCAGAAATTGATTCTAACAATGTAATCAATATTGCTGATCCATCATTTGCATATGCTAACGTCAATGCTAAGTTCTTCAAAGGTAATGTAATCAGTAACGGCGTTAACTTGGGTGACTATGTACAAGCAGCATTTAATGTAGCAAATACAGCATCATCAGGTTCTGCAATTGATAGTTCTGCTAGAAGTACAGCAAATGCAGCATACACACAAGCAAACACAGCAACAAACAACGCAGCAAGTGCTTCTTCTTATGCTAACACAGGTATCAATAACGCTGCTAGTGCAAGTGCTTATGCTAATGCTGCATTGAATACTGCGACATCATCATATGGTCAAGCAAATACAGCAACAAACAATGCAGCATCTGCATCACAATACGCTAACACAGGTATCAATAATGCTGCTAGTGCATCTCAGTATGCTAATACAGGTATCAATAATGCTGCTAGTGCAAGTGCTTATGCTAATACAGCATTGTCAAACTTGAGTGCAAATGTAGCATATATTTCAGGTGTTGATAGTACACAGAACACAAATATCACAACTGCAACTAACAATGCAGCATCCGCATCGTTATATGCTAATACCGGTGTTAATAATGCGGCAAGTGCTTCACAGTATGCCAATACCGGTATTAATAATGCAGGAAGTGCTTCAGCATATGCCAACACAGCAATTAATAATGCTGCTAGTGCATCTCAGTATGCTAATACAGGTATCAATAATGCTGCTAGTGCAAGTGCTTATGCTAACTCTGGTATCACATTAGCGCAGTCTGCTTACAACCAAGGTAACAGTACTGCTACAGTTGCAAATACAGCAGTTAATAATGCTGCTAGTGCATCAGCATATGCTAATACAGGTATCAGTAACGCAGCAAGTGCAAGTGTATATGCTAACACAGGTATCAACTTGGCACAAGCAGCATTCAATCAAGGCAATAGTACTGCTGCAATTGCTAACACTAAGTTCTCAAGCACTGGTGGTTCAATCTCTGGCGATGTTACTGTAACTGGTAACTTGACAGTATCTGGCCAAACATTCTATGCAAATACTGTTAACTTAGTAATTGAAGATAACATTATTACATTGAATTCTAATGTAACTGGTGCACCTACATTAAATGCAGGTATCGAAGTTAATCGTGGTAGTAGTGCTAATACATCATTAGTTTGGAATGAATCAAGTAAAGTTTGGCAGTTCACAAACGATGGTACAACATTCCAGACAATTGCAAATACAACATCAGTAACTACTGCTGTTAACAATGCAGCATCTGCATCTGCTTATGCTAATACAGCAGTTAATAATGCTGCGAGTGCTTCATTGTATGCTAATACAGGTATCACATTAGCACAAGCAGCATATAACTCTGGTAATAGTACAGCAACAGTTGCAAATACAGCAGTTAACAACGCAGCATCAGCAAGTGCATACGCAAACACAGGTATCAACAATGCGGCATCAGCAAGTAGTTATGCCAATACAGCGATAAATAATGCAGCAAGTGCAAGTGCATATGCAAATACAGCAATAACAAATGCAGCAAATGCTTCACTCATTACAAGCGGTACTCTTTCATCCGCAAGATTTAACGTATATGGCGGTTCATTCTAAGGAGAATTAAATGTCACAGTCAGGATTTCAACCAATATTAATATATGCGAGTGGCACAAGTGGAAACACACCTGCCGCAGCTAACTTACAAAGCACCTCTAATGGTGCTGAGTTAGCAATTAACTATGTTGATGGAAAATTATTCTATAAAAATGGTAGTGGAGTTGTTCAGACTATTGCTTCTCAAAGTTCTGCCAACGGTAACATCACTTGGGGTTCTGCTAATCAGATTCCATATCAAACCGCTGCAAATACCACTAGTTTCATTGTTGCACCTACCATTGCAAATACGATTCTCCAGTGGACAACATCTGGATTTGTATGGGCAAACGTAACAAGTAGTACAACTAGTAATACTGCTAACAATATTGCTAATGGTGCTGCTAATCAATTAGTATATCAAACTGGTGCTAATACAACCAGTTTTATTGCTGCACCTACTACTGCTAATTCAACTCTTCAGTGGACAGGTTCAGCATTCACTTGGGCAACATCTTCAGGTGGTGGCGGAGGTGGTTCAGGTGCAAACATTAATGCAACAAATGGTATTATCTCAAATGCTAACACAGTTTCCAGTAGTTACACTGTACCAACAGGTTCAAATGTGATTACTGTTGGTCCATGGACTGTTGCGAGTGGTGTTACATTCACATTACCGTCTGGCAGCAGACAAGTTCTAGTTTAAGGAGAATATTATGAGTTCACTAATAGCGGGAAATACAACAACATCAGCATTGGTATCTACAGCAGATGCTACAGGTAACTTAACAATAACAGCAGTAAATGGTGTTATTGACATGAGTAATACTACGGGTGCGTTAGTTTTACCAAAAGGTACTACTTCTCAAAGACCTGGAAATGCTGTTGCTGGAGATTTTAGATTTAACACATCATTTAGTGGAATAGAATATTATAGTGGTTCAAATTGGATAACTGCTAATGTTGCAACAATGACTTCAAATTCATATACAGTAGATTTACTAGTAGTTGGAGGTGGAGGTGGATCTGGATATAATAATGGTGCAGGAGGAGGAGCAGGTGGATATTTTTCAAAAACTTCTATTGGTGTAACTTCTGGTACTGCATATTCTGTCGTTGTTGGTGGTGGTGGTCAAAATGGATGGACTGACCGTAGTGGATCTAACGGAAGTAATAGTTCAGCATTAGGATACACAGCTCTTGGCGGCGGAATGGCACAAGGAGATACTAGTAGTCAAGCTCCTGGTGGTTCAGGTGGAGGTGCAAGATCCTATGGTGTTCCTGGATATGGTGTTCCTGGTCAAGGAAATGCAGGAGGATTTTATAAATCAATTACAAGTACTAATCCAAGTGGAGCAATGGGCGGTGGCGGTGCAGGACAACCTGGTCAAGGAAATAACCAATCCAGTGCTCCATATTATCTAGGTAATGCTGGTGGAAATGGTCTAACTTGGTTAGATGGTAATACGTATGCAGGCGGTGGTGGCGGTGGCGTTGGTGGTGGTGCGACTCCATCAGTAGGTGCACCTGGTGGATTAGGTGGTGGTGGAATTGGTGGATGGGATGGTGGCGGTGGCGGTAATGGAACACAAAATACTGGAGGTGGTGGAGGTGGTGGCGCAGCTAATGGCGGTGGTGGAGGTGGTGGTGGTTCAGGTATTGTAGTTATAAGATATTCTAACCCTACCCAAAGAGGATCAGGTGGTTCAACAATATATAATAATAGCACAGGTTACTGGTATCACTATTTCTACTCATCAGGTACATTCACAGCGTAATTTATTATTGAAAATGCAGATAAACAAAAGGACATAACATGACATCAATTATCAAAGCAGATAGTGGATCAGTTTCAGGTGTTTCTGGTATAACATCCAGTGCCGATACTAGTGGAATACTAGAACTTCAAGCAACATCTGGATTAATATCAATGACAAGTGTATCTGGAGGTATAATTTTACCTACAGGTAATACATCTCAAAGACCATCTTCTCCAGTAAGCGGAGAAATTCGATATAATTCAGATATTGGTACTGTAGAATTTTATATTTCAAATAATTGGCAAACTTTAGCAACTACACTATCAGCAAACTCAACATCTGGAACAAGTACAACTTCTGTAAATTATCTTGTTGTTGCAGGTGGTGGGGGCGGTGGTGCTGCGTGTGGAGCAGGTGGTGGAGCAGGCGGATTCTTAACTGGTACAGGACTATCAGTTACACCAGGAAATCAATATACTGTCACAGTAGGTTCTGGTGGTTCCGGTGCAATTGGGTCATCTCCTTACTACGCAGGATCTAACGGTAATAACTCATTATTCTCATCTATAACAGCTACAGGTGGCGGCGGCGGCGGTACTACAAGTTATAGTCAAACCGGTGGTTCTGGTGGTTCAGGTGGTGGTGGTGCACCACCTAGTGGAGGTATTGGATCAGGAAATACACCTGCAACAACACCATCACAAGGTAATAATGGTGGTTCACAAGGTTCTGGCGGTGGCGGTGGCGGCGGAGCTTCAGCACTTGGAAGTAATGGATCAAGTTCAGGTGCTATGGGCGGTGCAGGAATATCATCAACAATAAGTGGTATAAGTTTATACTACGCAGGTGGTGGTGGTGGTGCAGGATTTAGTTCTTCATATACTGGACAAGGTGGATTAGGTGGTGGTGGAAATGCTGGAACTCAGGGACCTTCTATAAATGGATATGCAGGAACTGCTAGTACTGGTGGTGGTGGAGGTGGTGGTGCGGCAAATAGTAATTCAACAAACGGCGGTGCTGGAGGTTCTGGAGTTGTAATCATTTCATATCCATCAACATATAAAGCAGCAACAGTGACTAGTGGATGGTCAACAATATCTGGCGCATATCAGATATATATGTTCACATCGTCTGGTACAATTACATTCTAATTTTATTATCTAACATATACAGTATTAAGGAATAAAGTATGACATCAATTATTAAAGCAGACAATGGATCAATATCTGGAAACGCTGCTATTACTGTAACTGGTGATAATAGTGGAACATTAGAACTTCGAGCAAGTAATAATATTATTAGTTTAGCAAATAATACTGGTGGATTAATTTTACCAAACGGTACTACTTCTCAAAGACCTTCTGCAACAGTTGGACAGATGAGATTTAATTCAACAACTAACAGTATAGAGTATTATAAATCATCTGGTTGGGTTTCTTCTCCAAACTATCAATCTACATATATTGTGGATGTACTAGTAGTTGCTGGAGGTGGTGGAGGTGGATATAATAATGGTGGTGGTGGCGGTGCAGGAGGTTGTATCGCAAATTCCGTCGTTGTAACTTCTGGTACAGTATACACAATTACTGTTGGTGGTGGTGGTCAAAATGCATGGACTGACCGTAGTGGATCTAACGGAGGTAATAGTTCAGCATTAGGATTTACAGCTCTTGGTGGCGGAATGGCACAAGGAAGTACTAGTTCAGCATCCAATGGAGGATCAGGTGGAGGTGCAACCGTTGGTAATAAACCAGGATCAGGAACTCCAGGTCAAGGAAATGATGGAGGAAGTTCATACACTCGAAGTGCTGGTGGTGGTGGAGCATTTGCTCAAGGAAGTGCGTATAATAATCAAATTAATTCTATATTTTGGGCAGGTTATGCTGGAGGTGATGGTATAACTTGGTTAGATGGTAATCCATATGCTGGAGGTGGAGGTGGCGGATCAAGTGGTGGTAGAAATCCTCAATCATCAAATCCTGGCGGATTAGGTGGTGGCGGAGCAGGTGGCGTTCAAGGTACAGCTGATTCTACCAATGGAACACAAAATACTGGAGGTGGAGGTGGTGGTGGTGCACCTAGTGGTGGCGGCGGAGGTGGTGGTGGTTCAGGTATTGTAGTTATAAGATATTCTAATTCCACTCAAAGAGCAACAGGCGGTACACCACTATATAATAGTAGTACGGGTTACTGGTATCACTATTTCTATACATCGGATACATTTACAGCATAATAAATAATATTTTTATGTTTTTAAAAATTTAAAGGAGATTTACAAATGAGTCATTTTGCAAAAGTAGAGAATGGTGTAGTAACTCAAGTTATTGTTGCTGAATCAGATTTTTTCAACACTTTCATTGATACAACACCAGGTAAATGGATTCAAACTTCATATAACACACATGGTAACACACATTATTTACCAGATTCTACAACTCCATCTGGACAACCACCTTTACGTGCTAATTATGCAGGTGTAGGTGATACATATGATGAAGAACATGATGTATTTTATGGTCCAAGTCCATTTCCATCATGGATACTTAACACAACAACTTGGACATGGAATGCACCAGTTGCTATGCCAACAGATGGTAAACACTATCGTTGGAATGAATCAACAAAGTCTTGGGTAGAAGTGCAAGAATCCGCATTCACAACATCCCAAGTATAAATACACAGAATGAAAAATAAGGAGATTTACAAATGAGTCATTTTGCAAAAGTAGAGAATGGTGTAGTAACTCAAGTTATTGTTGCTGAATCAGATCATATCAATACTCTAGAAGGTAATTGGGTACAGACATCATATAACACTATTGGTGGTAAACACCTACACAATGGATCACCATTGCGTGGTAACTATGCAGGTATCGGTTACATATATGATGAAAAAAATGATGTGTTTTATCCTCCACAACCATTCGCATCATGGACATTAGATCAGTCAGTTTGGAATTGGGTTGCACCAGTTGCTATGCCAGAAGATAGTAAAGATGGTAAGATGTATACTTGGAATGAAGATTCCAAGTCATGGATAGAAATGCAAATATTTACCACAACACAAGTATAATTAAATAAACTAAAAGAGATACAATTATGTCAGCATCATTAGATGTAGATAAAGGTATTATATTTTCAAGTTGGACAACTTCAACTCGTCCAGCATCTCCTGTTGCAGGACAATTAGGTTTTAATACAACATTAGGAAATATGGAATATTACGACGGAACAAGTTGGAATTCTTTCTAATTTAAAGGAATAGCACTATGTCATTTATCATAGACGGTACAAATGGAATTACACTACCCACTTGGACAACATCAACACGTCCATCATCTTCTATTCCAGGTCAAATGGGATTCAATACAACAACAGGAGCTATTGAATATTCAAATGGAACAGGTTTTACTCAACTTATACCATCTCCTGCGGCAGTTTCTTATTTGATAGTTGGTGGTGGTGGATCTGGTGGAGTGAATACCGGTGGTGGAGGAGGCGGTGGTGGCGTAATTACAGGATCAGGATTATCAATTTCAGCTGGAACAGTATATAACGTAACAGTAGGAGGTGGAGGATCAGTATCGTCAAATGGATCTGTAATTCAAGGAAATCCAGGTAATGCTTCATCGTTCAATGGAGTTATTGCTTCCGGTGGTGGTGGAGGTGGAAGTGCTGGTGGTACTGCAATTGTCGCAGCTGGACGAAATGGTTCATCTGGTGGCGGTGCAGGAGCAGATTCGAATAACACATCTGGCGGCATATCTGGAGGATTAGGAAATACGCCAGCTACAACGCCAAGTCAGGGTTACAATGGAGGTTCAACCACTCAAAATTTAACATCATATGCTGCCGGTGGTGGTGGAGCAGGTGCAGTTGGAGGAAATGCCAATTCCTACGCAGGTGCTGGAGGAACTGGAGTTTTAATATCATCAAGTTTTTCTGGTGTCACATCATCTTATTACGGCGGTGGCGGTGGCGGTGGCGGCACTATTGGTAATGGATGGAATTTAAGTAACGGCGGTAATGGCGGAGGTGGATATGGTGCAGGTCAAGGATCTGGTAATTCTGGTACTGGTAATACTGGCGGTGGTGCAGGCGGATCTGGTAACTTTTATAATACACCAGGGTTATCATTTGGTAATAGTGGAGGATCCGGTGTTGTAATCATTTCATATCCTAAAACATATAAAGTTGCACAGTTTACTGGTGCTACTCTATCAATATCAGGTAGTAATTATTACTATACATTCAATACATCTGGTACCATTCAGTTATAACTTGACATTTAAATTAGTTTAATATATAATAGTATCAAAGGTTAACCGCTTACCTCATAAAAGCGGGTTTCTTTGGAGAATATATAATGGACACAGTGACACTTTCGTTAGAAGTCCTAAACTCAATTTTTGAGTATTTGGGCGAAAAACCCTATAAAGAAGTACATAATTTATTTAAAGCAGTTGAGCAAGATGCATTAAATCATGTTCCCGTGACTAAAACAGAAGATGTAAAATCTAAAAGGAATTCAGTATGAACACTTATGGACTTTTTCCCACTCCAGTTAGTATATTTGAAATAGATTTACCTCTTACTGAAGAAGAATTAGATTGTATTAAAAATCAAGAAACAAGAGATAACACAGGTAATACCACAAGTGTCGATAATTATCTATTCAAGTTACCTGAGTTATCTCGTATTTCTGAATTTTGTGACAGAGCTTTAATTCAATATTATAGTGAAATTTATTCACCTAAAGAAGAAGTTGTTCCATATATTACTCAGTCATGGGCAAACTATACTGCTAAAGGACAATATCATCACAAACATGAGCATCCAAACTCATTTATTTCAGGAGTATTCTATGTTCAGACTACTCAAGATTTGGATAAAATATATTTCTTTAAGTCTGGATATGAAAGATTAAAAATAACCATTAAAGATTGGAATCTATATAATTCTGATTCATGGTGGTTACCTGCTGAAACCGGTAAACTATTATTGTTTCCATCTAATCTTACACATATGGTAGAAACAGTAGAGTCTGATGAAACTCGTATCAGTATTTCTTTCAATACTTTTTTGAAAGGATATGTTGGTGATGAATTATCTTTGACTGCATTACATTTATAATAGGAGTTATTAATATGAATAGATTATATAAATTATACGGAATTAACACAGCAATCGATTTACTACGTCCAGATGCCATATGGCAATTTAATGGTCAAGAAATTACGATTTGGGATGATGCTCGACCAAAACCTACCATGGAAGAAATCAATGAGACCATGGAAAAGATTAAAGTATTTGAAGAATCTATTCCTACAATATGGAAAGAAAGTCATTTGAAAAGATTGAATATCAATTTACCAGACATGTTTGCTAATCAAATTATGAGTCTTACCGAAGAGCAAATTGATCAGATTCATTCACTAACTAGTCATCAATTAAATTCACTAACTACTAATCAGATTCCTGCATTATCAACTGATCAAATATCAGCATTGACTACAGATCAGATTTAATCAGTAAGTACTAGCAATACTATTACTAGGGGACTGAGCAATCAGTCCCTTTATTTTTTATATAAATAGTATTATGTAAATACAAAATGGTATTGATATATGGCAGCAATTACAAACAGAGATGATTTTACTCAATATTGCTTAAGAAGATTGGGATTTCCAGTTATAGATATTAATGTGGATGCCGATACTGTACAACAACGTATTGATGATGCTGTTCAATATTTTGCAGACTATCATTTTGATGGCACTCAACAAGTTTATTATATCCATATGCTTACTGATCAAGATTGTACTAATCGATATCTTGATTTGAGTAATGTTCAAGATTCTCAAAATAATGCATTACAAATTGTTGGTGTTACACGCATATTTCCTATATCAGATTCACAGGCCACAGTGAACATGTTTGACCTCAGGTATCAGTTGAGATTGAACGAATTATATGATTTTACCTCTGCATCTTACATTAATTATACACTCACTCAACAACATCTTCGTTCATTGGAGATCATGTTTACTGGTGAAGTGCCTATTCGATATAACAGACATATGCAAAGACTATTCATCGATTGGTCTTGGTCATCATCCGAAGCGCCACCAGGAACAGTCGTAGTGGCACAATGCTATGCTACTATTAATCCAGATGTATATAACATGATATGGGATGATCGTTTCCTCAAAGAATATGCCACTGCTCTGATCAAGAGAGATTGGGGTAACAATATGAAAAAGTTTGGTGGTATTCAATTGCCTGGCGGTATCACATTGAATGGTGATCAAGTATATCAAGAAGCAACCACAGAGATAGAGAGATTAGAAAAAGAAATGGAAAATAGTTACGGTGGTGTACTTGAGTTTTACATGAATTAATATTATGCCTACTACATCCCACTATTTTAATAATTATAATGCAAGATACAGTGAACAAAGAATCGTTGAGGACATTATTTGTGAGTCTATAAAGATTCAAGGGTTTGATGCATTTTATATTCCAAATAGTAATGCTACTGCTCGTGATGTTCTTTTTGGTGAAGATCCTCTTAAATCTTTCACTAATTATTTTCAAATTGAAATGTATTTAAGTAATTCTACTGAATATATGGGAGAACAAGAGTTCTTCTCTAAGTTTGGTTTAGAGATTCGTAATCAAGTTAAAGTCATTCTTTCTAAAAGGTCATTTACAGAAAAGATTCCACAAAATACAAACACAAGACCACTTGAGGGTGATTTAGTATATGTACCATTTCTAAATGGTTCTGGTGAATTATACGAGATTAAGTTTGTGGATCAAAATAAAGATTACTTTGCTTTAGGTAGAAATGTTCCTTATTTCTATGAATTATCATTAGAGAAGTTCAAGTATTCTAATGAAACTATACAAACTGGAAATCAAGATATTGATGGCATAGTTGCGGATGATTCATATTCTATTACATTGAATACAGGTTCAGGCAGCGGAACATACTTACCTTCAGAATACATTTATCAATCACCGGATGGTACTTCAGCAAATGCAACATCTATGGCAATAGTTCAATTTTGGATACCAAGTTCCAATTCACTAACGATAACAAATATATCTGGTGATATATTAAGTAACAGTATTGCAATTGGTGCTACAAGTAATGCACAATATATGATTTTAGATTTCAATCTATTACAAAATGAAAGTAAGCATGATGTGTATGATAATCTGTACATAAACACACAAGCAAATACTATTACAGACACAACTGAAACGAATGCATTTGGTAGAATATAATGATCAATACACAATATCATAGAGTTATTCGAAAAATCATTGTTGCTTTTGGAGATTTGTTTGACAATATCACATTAGTCAGATATGCCGAAGACCAATCTGAATTTGAACGAGTTATTGTTCCTATTGCGTATGCTTCTAAAGAAAGATATGTGATGCGTATTCAAGCAGATCCAGATTTAGATAAGAAAGTCATGATGACACTACCAAGATTTTCTTATGAGATGAATGGTATATCTTACGATGCATCCAGAAAACAAAATACAAATATAAAAGCATTTGCACAAACTTCACAGGGTGTTATCTCTCAATATAATCCAGTACCGTATAACTTTGATTTCTCATTATATTTGTATGTAAGAAATATTGAAGATGGTACGCAGATTATTGAACATATTCTTCCTTATTTTACTCCGGATTATACTATTAAAGTCAATCTTATTCCAGAGATGGGAATAGTTAAAGAATTGCCTATTGTATTGAACTCTACAAATTATGAAGTAGATTATGAAGGTGACAGAGATCAAAATACTAGATCGGTCATATGGACATTAAATTTTACAGTTAAAGGTTTCATATTTGGTAAAACTTCAGATACTGGTTTGATTTTAAATTCAATTACCAATATTTTAACAAACATAGTATCAACAGATGTTGTTAAATTCAGTTTAGATTCAGGTGGAACAGGAACATATCAAGATGGAGAATCAGTTTACCAAGGTTATTCTCCAGGTACAGCAACAGCAACAGGAAAAGTTGTTTATTCCAATAATATTCCGGTAGTACACTTAAATGAAATCACTGGTAATTTTGTATCAAACTTACCTATTATTGGTTTGAAATCTAACGCAACTTATTATTTTACGTCATATTCAACTTAGTATGATTATTGAAAATATAACAGAAACCAGTAGCGGTGTTTCTATTAATATTATAGCACGAGGTTTTCCATATGCACCAAATCCAAATACTGGAAATACATTTTCTTTATTTAAATCTTTGCCTAAAAAATTAGTTGAAATAGATATAACTGCTGGAAAATCTATACCTAAAATTGATGATGGATTCATATATCAATCAAGTAATACAGTTATAGATTATGGAACTCTGAGCGATAATATGTCTCCATCAATACAAGAAGATTACGGTCTTGTTATTATTAGATATTTACAATGTACAAGTTTATCTAATAATTATATATACTTAACTTCAATAATCGAGTTTTAATAAAAATTAATCATGTCTAAATTTGAAAAGAATATGGATGAAATCTTTGGTATAGAATCACTTTCAGAAGTACCAGAAGAATCTAAAACAGAAATAGTTCCACAAAAATCATTACTACCTGTCAATATTGAAGATGATTTGACCGATGACTACCAACAGTCTCGTGAAAATCTTCAGAGTATTATTGACCAAGGTAAAGAAGCCATGGAAGATATTCTCAGAATAGCACGAGAATCTGAACATCCACGAGCATTTGAAGTGTATGGTACACTACTAAAAAACATGGTAGATGCCAATAAAGAACTATTGAGTATTCAAAAACAAATGCGTGATATGAATGGTAAGAAGGAAGTCAATAATAC